ATATCTGTAAGTCCTAATATTATCATGGCTCCCTTGCTTTCATATCTTTGACCAAGACTCACAGGGAGCCGTGACCTGATCAGCTTGTTGCTTGTTGCTTGTGGCTTGTGGCTTGTGGCTTAGATATATGGGGGGGGGTTGCCCTCCGAAGAGGGCGAGGGTTAGTCAATGAATTGTTTCGCAATGTAAATACATAGAAATAAGAAACAACCTAACATGAACCAGAACTGACCAGTCCACATAAACAAGCTAGTACATACCATAAGTAATACCATGCAAGTAATCTCTATAATTGCTTTAGTCATAATGTTATCCTTTCATTTACTGCTGGGCTCTCGCGTTTGATGCTTAGTCATTGAGTAGCCCAGCTGTGTTTTAGTGGTAACGCAAGAACACAATAACGAGCGTTATCATCTTATCCCATATTCACAATCAAATGTCAAGTGAGGGGTCCCTATTAAATCTAGCTTATCCACAACAACTAAGGGGGGTACCCCAGATATTGTGTATAGGGGTCCCTAGAGATACCATATATTGCCTTGATTCATAAATAGATATGAGTTAAAATCATTTTCACTTTAAAAAGTAAAGGTGCAAAATTTTTTATAAAATTTTTTCAAATGCTAACACCAGAACAAATAAACCATCTTCCACCAGACGCTAAAAAAGAATATTTAAGAGCGATGTTACTTCTTGATGAAAAGAAAAAAGATCAAGCGGTCCGTGATGACTTCTTAGCTTTTGTAAAACACATGTGGCCTGATTTTATAGAAGGTGAACATCATAAGATAATGGCAGAAAAATTTAATCGTGTAGCTAATGGTAAATTAAAACGTTTAATAATTAACATGGCACCGCGGCACACGAAGTCTGAATTTGCATCCAACTTTTTACCTGCATGGATGATTGGTAACAATCCAAAATTAAAAATTATACAAGCAACAAACAATGCAGAACTTGCTGTACGTTTTGGTCGTAAAGCAAAAACATTAATCGATACACAAGAGTATCAAGATATTTTTAACACAAGATTAAGAGAAGACTCACAAGCTGCGGGTAAATGGGAGACCGCCCAAGGTGGTGAATATTATGCAGCTGGTGTTGGTGGTTCAATTACTGGTCGTGGTGCGGATTTGTTAATCATTGATGATCCGCATTCTGAACAAGACGCATTAAACATGGCATCATACGACAGGGTTTACGAATGGTATACATCAGGTCCACGACAACGTTTGCAGCCTGGTGGTAGAATTATTTTAGTTATGACTAGATGGAATGTAGCAGACTTAACCGGTAAGCTGATAAAAGCACAAAAAGAACCAAAAGCAGACCAGTGGGAAGTAATAGAGTTCCCGGCAATTTTGCCGAGTGGTAATCCAGTTTGGCCTGGTTATTGGAAGGTTGAAGAATTAGAAGCAGTGAAGGCATCCGTTAGTATACAAAAATGGAATGCACAATACCAACAGAATCCTACAGCAGAAGAAGGTAGTATTATTAAACGTGAGTGGTGGCAAACTTGGGAAAAAGATAAACTACCTCCATTGATGCATGTAATACAATCCTATGATACTGCATTTATGAAAAAAGAAACTGCTGACTACAGCGCTATTACTACGTGGGGCGTGTTCCAAAAAGACGAGGATAGTGCTCCAATGCTTATATTAGTTGATATGATAAAGGACAGATATGAGTTTCCAGAGCTTAGAAAAATTGCAAAAGAACAGTATGATTATTGGAAACCAGAAACTGTAATTGTAGAGGCTAAAGCTTCAGGACTGCCATTAACCTATGAATTACGTAAGCTTGGCATACCTGTAATTAACTTTACACCAAGCAAAGGAAATGATAAACATACTAGAGTAAACTCTGTAGCGCCTTTATTTGAATCAGGAATGATTTGGGCACCAGACAGAAAGTTTGCAGATGAGGTAATTGAGGAATGCGCTGCATTCCCACTAGGCGAACACGATGACTTAGTGGACAGCATGACTCAAGCCGTAATGAGGTTTAGACAAGGTGGTTTTGTAGAACATCCAGAAGATTACGAAGATGAAGAACTACCGTCTCAACAAAGGACGTATTATTAATGTTAAAAGAATTATTAGAGTTATTTAAAAGCCTTATTGGTAAGGTTTCAAAAACTAAACCAGGAACCACGCAATCAAAAGAGTTAATAGAGATTGGTGATGAACTTAAAAAATTAATTGAAACTACAGCTGCTGGTACCACTAAAATAGATTCACAAATAGAGGATTTAAAGAAAATTGAAAAGCAGATTGCTGATGCTGAAGCGCGAAACGTGGTTGCAAAAAGTGATCTTGAAAAGTTAGAAGACGCTGTTATTACAGACATGGAAGACAGCTTTAGACAACAACGCCCACAAAAAACAATTGATGAATTAAAAGAAGAAATAGCAAAAGACAAAGTTGTAGACATACAAACAGGTAAACCTGTTGGGGAATCTTTAGATAACATAACAAGTGATCTTGAAAAAATTCTTGAAAATAGAAAAAAAAGAAACAAAACTTTAAATGATGCATTAGATGAATTGTTAGGTGATGATGTTGATGACGCTTTACCTTTTGGTAAATCAGGCGAGGCTGAAGAGTTTATTAAAACTTTAGATGAAGATTATTTACCTTTTGGTAAGTCAGATTCGGATTTTGTAGGAAATGAGTTTGATAACATTTATGACAAAATGGAGGACATGTCTAAGAAAGATCCGTTGTTAACAAAAATACCTGCAAAAATAACAAGACACCCAACGGTTAAAGAAATTTCAAAACGTACAGGCAAATCAGAAGATGAGGTTGAAGAGATTATTATAGATTATCTTAATGAAGGATACGAAGCAGGTAGTCCTAAAAGAATGCAGTACGGTGATCAAGAAGCTCTTAAAAACTTTTTAGATGTTACCGATCGAAGACCAGGTGGAACTTCTGGTTTAATGAGTGAAATAGAAGAATTTGATATTACAAGAGATATTAAAGCAACTGAAAATCTTTCAGGTCTTACAACGAAAGAAGCTGATACCGCAGCAGATGAAGCAGCTGAAATAGCGGCAAAAGAAGATAGAACTACAGCATATGAAACTGAAACTATAAAAGCTCTTGCTGCTAACAAATTAAAAATACAAGAACTAAGAGCAGCAGGTAAAAACGCAGAAGCGGATGCACTATTAAAGGTAACAGAAGACGCAGTTGACGCAATAAGGTCTGGAGATGTAGGTCCGAATGAGCTATTAGACATTTTCCCTTTTGACCCAAGCAGAAAAAAACAAGCAAAGGGAGGACGTATTGGATATGCAGAGGGTGATCCAGAAGGAGTTGATAATAAAAAAGGTGTAAGTAGAAGAAGTTTTTTAAAAGGAGCAGGTGGACTTGGAATATTAGCAATGATTCCTGGTTTTATGAAAAAAGCACTAGTTGGTAAAACAGCAGCTACTGCAACTAAAGCAATACCTATTGTAGATGGAATGCCTATGTGGTTTCCTGCTCTTGTAAATAAAATTAGAACATCGGGTAAAAAAGTTAGAGAACCAGACTACAAAGATTTTACAAGTGGCGGTGATACAGAAATTAAATATGTTTTTGAAGATAAAAGTTTACCAGAAGGTAGAATAGTTATGTATGAAGATCAAGCAACTGGTGCGATTAGTATTAGTGGTCGGGGAGATGAATTCCAACAAGCATCATTAGATTATTATCCTGGAGAAAATAAAGTTATGACCAATCAATTAGGGCAACGAGGAGTAGTAACAGGAAAACCTACTTTTGAAGCTGGTGAGTTTGCAAAAGGTGAGTTTAGAGATGTTGAAAACTTTGGTGGCATAGATGACATGCGTGGAGGTTTAAGTTCATGGGAAAAATTAGTAACTGGTTCAGATGACCAGTTAAAAAAAGTTGCAGAAGAATTTAAAAAGTTGCAAAAAGATCCTAACATTCTTGATGACATGGCAAAAGGTGGCAGAGTAGGATATGGTAATGGGGGCGGCGTTGGAACATTATTTAAAAGGAGAGTATAATGGCAGTTGAGAAAAATCCATTTGATATGAACAGAACAACAGTTAAAACACCTGGTAAACAAGACCAGATGAAAGACTTACAAGAAGCTTTAGCACAACAATCTCAAGAACCAATTGAGATAACACAAACAGAAGATGGTGGAGCAGAAATTAATTTTGACCCTAGAGCTGTTGTTGGTCAAGGTGGACAAACACACGAAGAAAACTTAGCAGAGTTTTTAGATGACGATATATTAACTGAAATAGGCTCACAAATAATAGAAGACCATTCTGAATATAAATCTACGCGATCCGAGTGGGAAGATACATACACCAAAGGTCTAGACCTATTAGGATTTAAATACGAGAATAGATCAGAACCTTTCCAAGGTGCATCAGGTGCAACACACCCTGTACTTGCAGAAGCAGTTACACAATTTCAAGCACTAGCGTATAAAGAATTATTACCTGCATCAGGTCCGGTTAGAACACAGATTATCGGAAAAGTTAATCAAGCAAGAGAAGACCAATCAGAGCGCGTTAAAGAGTTTATGAATTATCAGTTAATGGTAAACATGAAAGAATACGAACCTGAGTTTGACCAAATGTTATTTAACTTACCACTATCAGGTTCTACATTTAAAAAAGTTTATTTTGATTCTATATTAAATCGTTGCGTATCTAAATACGTTCCAGCAGAAGATTTGTACGTTCCTTATTCTGCAACCTCACTTGATGATGCAGATTCTATTATTCATTTAATAAAAATGACAGAGAATGATGTTTTAAAATATCAGTTATCTGGTTTTTATAAAGACGTTGACATTGTAGGAAGTAACTACAATCCTTCAGACGTAGAAGATAAGAAGGATGAGATTAGTGGAAGATCCACGAGCAACGATGAAATATACACGCTACTTGAAGCACACTGCGACCTTGACATTGATGGATTCAATGACATGGGACAAGACGGAGAACCAACCGGACTTAAACTTCCATACATAGTAACAGTGGAAGAGGGAACGGGCACCGTGCTTTCTATTCGCAGAAACTTCGACGCACAAGATCCAACAAAAAAGAGAAGAGATTATTTTGTGCATTTCAAATTTCTACCAGGGCTAGGCTTCTATGGATTTGGCTTAATCCACATGATCGGCGGCTTGTCAAGAACTGCAACTGCAGCATTGCGACAACTTTTAGACGCCGGCACCTTGTCAAACTTACCAGCCGGATTCAAGATGCGAGGCATCAGAGTTCGTGATGAAGCTCAACCGTTGCAGCCGGGCGAGTTTCGTGACGTTGATGCCCCTGGTGGAAACCTACGTGACGCGTTCATGCCTTTACCGTTTAAAGGACCAGACGATACACTATTACAGTTAATGGGAGTCGTTGTACAAGCAGGTCAAAGATTCGCGAGTATTGCTGATATGCAAGTTGGTGATGGTAATCAAAGTGCAGCAGTTGGAACGACAGTTGCATTATTGGAACGTGGATCGCGGGTTATGTCTGCAATTCATAAAAGATTATACGCAGCGATGAAGTGTGAGTTCATGTTACTTGCAACTACATTTAAAACTTACATGCCACCTGTTTACCCATATGATGTTGTAGGTGGACAAAGACAAATTAAACAAACAGACTTTGACGATAAGATAGATATTGTACCTGTTGCAGATCCAAACATATTTTCGCAAACACAAAGAATTACAGTTGCACAAACACAACTACAATTAGCTATGTCTAATCCAAAGATGCATAACTTGTATCAAGCGTATCGTGATATGTATGAAGCGTTAGGAATAAAAGACATAGACTTAATTCTAAAAAAGAAACAACCACCAAAACCAATGGACCCTGCTACAGAAAATATGATGGCACTATCAGGCCAACCATTTAAAGCATTCCCTGGACAAGATCACCAAGCTCACATGGATGCACACTTAAGCTTTATGGGCACAATGATTGCTAGAACTAATCCACAAGTTTTGGGTTTATTGCAAAAAAACATACTAGAACACATAACTTTAATGGCTCAAGAGCAAGTTCAGCTTGAATTTAAGGAAGAATTGCAAGAATTACAGCAAATGCAGCAACAAATGGGGCCTATGATGCAACAAATGCAACAAAATCCGCAAGCAATGCAACAAAATCCGCAAATAATGGCTGCACAACAGAAAATTCAACAAACGCAGACTAAAATTGAGGCTAGAAAAGCACAATTAGTGGCTCAAACGATGGCTGAGTACCTTGAAGAAGAGAAAAAAGTGTTAAATCAGCTTGATACAGACCCATTACTAAGACTAAAGAACGATGAAATACAAATAAAAGCTAAAAAAGAGCAAAGAGAGCAAGAAGAAGGCGAAACTAGGTCAGAAATGGATGCACTTAAGATGCTTCAAGGTCAAAAACAGTTTGACGACAAATTACAGCAAGAAGACGAGCATCAAAAACTTAGAGCGTCAATATCACTTGCAAAAGACGGTATAAAACAAATGAAAGCAACTATTAAGGAGAGTAACTAATGCCAGGATACGGACTAGGAGATGGCTATGGAGGAATGGACGGTTTTGGCAACACAGGCGGTAGTCAAACCGGAGAATCTTCTGGTAATAAAGGAGATCAAGACACAGATACCTCTCCACAAGGAATGATGACAGGGGTTGTTGACTCTCAAGGTAATGTTGTAGGGTATGGACCAACAAATGCTTTAGGTAATCAAATTGGAACTGTCATGGGAACAAATGTTAATGCTCCTGATTTTGGTGGTTTAGAGAGAGCAGGTCTTCAAGCCATAAATAGTTTTCGTTCACAGTATGGAACACAACAACCAGGGCTTTCTCCAACTACCACTGGTTTTAGTTTTGGTTTACCTTCTCTTGGTTTACCTTCTTTAGATCAACTTAGTCAATTCAATACAGACGTCAATAAGTTTGCTTTTAATCCTATGTTGGGTATAGTGAGTGGACTAACTGGATTTCCAATTGGTGCGGTACTTGGCCTTGCAAATGCTTTTGGTATGGATATAGGTTCAGCTCCCGCAGACGATCCAAGTCAAACACGAGGCAGAGATTTAGTGACTGCTGAAAATCAACTTGATGCAGAAAATAATATGCAAGCTACATTAGATGCGGCGTCAAATTTAACTGCAGCGCAGTTAGAAAAATTAAAAGGATTAATAACTATGGGTTATCCTGAAGACTACGCTTTACAGGTTGCACAATTAACGTAATGGCAATCTCAAGAGCAAATTTAGGAAAAACAACTGATAAAAAACAAAAGAAAATCAGCAAGGTTATGCGTGAGTTTAAAAAACGAAAACTAAAATCTGGTAAAAGCAATAAAAAAGTGGTAAATAGAAAACAAGCTATCGCTATTGCAATTAGTGAAGCTAACAAAAAGAAAAAGAGGAGGTCATCATGATCGAAGAACTCAAAGAAAAAATTATGGACAAGTGGAATGACATGTCTGTAAAAACAAAAGTAATAGGAGCAGTTGTAATAGCTGTTGTTATTGTCGCAATAATATCATCATAAAAGTCGTGTTTAAAAATCTTTTTAGAAGACATAAAAAGCTAATGCTAAGACGTATTTTTGATATTGCAGTTGCTGTTGCTTTAATATACCTTATATTTGTATGATATTCGACGTAGTCAAATTAGCAATCGGCGCTGGCACACACATTATGAAAAACAGGCAGCAGCGCAAAATGCTCGAGTCAGATGCTGCAATGTTGCATGCACAGAAAATGGCTAGTGGTGAAATTGAATATCAACAAGTTGTAAGACAATCAAATGACAAAGGATGGAAAGACGAGTTCGTTTTGATTTTAATTTCGCTCCCAATTTTACTTTTAATATGGAGCGTGTTTAGTGAC